GCTAGTTCTGTGGTTGAATTGCCAGACGTTATAAAAGTTTTTTCTATCGTGATCGTGCTACCTATGTCGACTATTGCAAGCTGGTCGCGTTGTGCCTCGGTCAACATTAAGAACTCTGTCTGAACTGACGTATACCGCGCCGTAGGCGTAGGGACTAACAGATATTCGGCAAGCTCAAATGCTGCAGCGTCCGAGTGAAGCAAACTGTTAGTAATGGATTCTGTTTGAATAAAATAAACCGCTTGGCTTGCTAGGTCCTCTGCTACTTCTGGACTACCGCCAAGTATTGAAACGCTTGCTCTATTGACGACTTCGTTCGCTTCAAAACTTATCCCGACCCCGTTGTATCTAAAATTTGTGCCGTCGTCGTGGAAGTCTGCCACTGATGCCGAAAGCGTATTCCCGATTCGAGGCTGGAATGTCAAATAGCCGTCTCTTGCCATGAATAATCGACCCTGCTCCGCGACGTTAATTTGATTGCAATAGGCAAGCGCGTTAGTGCCGTTGTCTACCGTAAACGCTGCTGCACCGCCAAGAGTCTGAGTGCCTGTCGTGATATCTCGCTGGGCAACTGGAAACGATATTTCTGGTCTGTCAAGTACCGCGCTAAGTCGAGCGCTGGATAATTGCTCGCTGACATTAAACGAAGCTAAATCAGTTTGTGATAACAAATAAAAGTCGTCTGCACAAAATACGGTAACTGTGTCTAAGCCTGTTAGATCAAAATTGTAGTCGTAGTTCACAACTCGTCCAACAAATAAATACTCTTGCACGTCGTCCGCGTCGTAGCGTGAAAGTCTGACTCGGCGCATAGGTGCGAGTCCTGGCTGTTCGTTTGCAGTGTCAAAAAATGGGCTGTCCTGATTCAGTGGATTAAATACGCCCGTAGTATCCAGCATTGTAAAAGACAATGAGCCAGCGCCAAACTGGTCGCCCATGTCGCGCCTACCGCGTCGACACGTCAAAGAATTTATACCGTCTAAAACTTCCGCAAATTCGGTCGTGCCGTCAAGAAAATAATCTGGACTGTTTAATAATCCTTTAGTTTCAGAGTCAAGCGTAAACGCGTCAATTAAAAAACCTGTATCTATCTCCAGCGAATAATTCCCAGAGTCAACTACTGCAACCCCTGGCATTAGTTGGCAATCACTAAATCAAGCGGACCCGAAACACGCTGATAAGCAAGCAAACTATTTACAACTGACTCGCCGATCTCGGCTGATGTAGCTAGTCCTCCAGTGACGTTAATTGTTATGTCTCCACGCGCTGCAATACGTTCGGCGTTGCCACCCATAAAGCCAGGTATTGCGCTAGGTCCTTGGTACGGTCCGCCACCGCTTACTACTGGAGTGAAACCACCGCCACCATTACCACCGCCACCGCCACTCGACACGGGAGTAGAGACGCTTGGCATAGTCGGCAAAGTAATTCCACCGATTGAGCCAGTGCCACCCTCGCGAGCAAACCCAGAACCGACTGCTGCAGGACCGCTACTGCTACCGCCACCGATCGTCGGCAAGTTCATAGTCGGTATTGCAGAAATGTCGCTAAATGGACTCAATAAATTCATTGCTTGGATAATGCGATTAACTGCACTAATCCAAGTGTTAGCAAAATACTGAAAGCCCTGCATCAATCCGTTAAGCACCCCGTTAACAATGTCTCGAAATGTCTCAAATTTGTTGTATGCGTAAATGATGCCTACGACGAGCGCTGCTACGCCTGCAGCGATTGCTGTGAAAGGATTTAGAGCCATAGCAAAATTGACTGCCATTATTGCTACTGAGATTGCCGTGATCGCTCCAGCGATAGCTAGAAACGCTTTAGGATTATTTTGTGCCCAGTCCGCGAAACGTTGCAACACTGGTAACACTGCGAGCACTACTGGGAGCAGTGCAGCTCCGATTGATTCTTGAGTTTCGTCCAGACTGTTTTTAAGTATCTTAAATTTGCCTGCTGCAGTGTCGGCTGATGCAGCTGCAGCGCCTGCAAAATTTTCTGCAAGTACTGTCATGACGGTATCTAATGTCGCGCCTTCTTTAATCATTGCTTTAATCTCTGGAGATAACGCCTGAAGCCCTTTCATGTTGCCCCCGTAAGCTTTAGCGAGCGCGTCAGAAACTTCCGAAAGTGACTTACCAGTAGCTATTGACACGTCCTGCGCAATCGTTAACGCTTTAGTAGCCTCCTCGATGTCGCGTGTACCGAGTAAAAGTGACGCAAAGGCTGGACGAAGCTCACTGTCCGCAGTACCAGTCGCACGACTAAAAGCGCCAATCATGTCCTCCGTGGCTTTAACTTGCGCGTCAGTTGCTGCGACCGTGTTAGTCATTGCTGTAGCTAGCAGAACTTGTTGCTGTTCGTCCTCGGCTGCAGCTTTAGTTGCAAGTCCTAGTGCGCCCGTTACCGCTGCAAGCGCAGCTGCTGCAGGTATCGCTGCTTTAGAAATAGCGAAATGCGCTTTTTCTCCAGTAGTTTCTAACTGCTTAAATTGCTGTATTGCTTTGTCAATGCCTTTTCCGTCAAACTCTGAAATAATCGGTATAGATAACATTTAGAGTTCTCTCTGCACTGTGCGCATTGCGTCCATGACTGCAGACTTTAGTTCTTGCTCAACGCCTCTACGCGCTTTATATACCGCAGGACCGATAAGTCGAGTGCGTCCAGGACCTACAAAGCCAAGAGAATTACTCAATCTGTTTGCGTTAGCGCGTCCAGCAGTTTCAAAGATTGCTGCAGCTGGGTCTTTTTGCTCAATCAAGATCACGCCGACCGCATTGCGTCGAGTATCAAAACGCATTTTTACTCCGTTAACTGCTTTGGTAACTGTAAACGGAAATAGTTTGCGGTCACGTTGAGTCCATTTATATTTCATGCCACTAAGCGGAAGCGCTGTATAAACGTCTCTGCCAGCTTGAACTGCTGGCTGTGCAATTTGTGTCGCTTGAGCTTTGAACTCTTTTTGTAATTGTGGGTTAATTTTGCGCAAGCCGTTAATAGTGTCCTTGACTCCGACGACTTGAATAGTTGTACTGACCGACATTGATTACCTCTTACGACTATTTAATATCGTAATGACTGTGAGCAAGTCGCGAGCGTCAAACTCGATATGGGCTGGATACCACCCTGTAGCTACTAGTAATTCTGCTAGTTGCCTTCGGTAAGTTCCAGCCCCGTAGGGTTTGGGTCTGTCTGGTCTACTGCTGTCACTTGCATATCTGGATTCTGTTCTAACCATTTACGCCAAGAGTCTGGGACTTTGTCGCCTGCAAGCTTTACCAAGTTGTAAGCCCAGCAAACTAGATCGCTGTAGCCGATTCCTTTACCGTCTGAGACGCGCCTGTTTTCGGTTTTTTCCCATTCGCAAATAACAAATAAATTAGTTGTTAGATCGCGCTCGGGTTTGCCGTCCGCTAAATCTAATTTAAGTTTGACTTTCATTGTGTCCTGTTCTCGGTCAGGTATGACCGTCTAATTATGGGGTTATGTCTCGGTTCCAGTCTCCACCATTCGCCGAGAACGATACCATCGCAAGTTCTCCAGTAGTCGAATTTATTGGAGTAAACGATTCAAGCATGCCGTCACTCAACTCCCAATATGGGTTACTGTCAGACTTCGCGCCCGAGCTCGGGTGGACAACCATTGAGAAACTGCCGTTACTGAGTAGATCGTAAAGAGTCGCTTCAATAGAGCTTGCGCCATAACTTAAATAAAGTTCAACGCTGCACGACCAGAAATTTAGTCCTGGGGTTTGCTGTTCGCCTGTGTCGCCAAAAGCTGTACTGCTGAGTGATCGTCGTCCTGTTGTAATTTGGCAAGTGTTGCCCGATGAACTGATGTCGACTGCGGAGCCCGAGCCTGTCACTGTGATAACTGCGTTACTTAGAAAAGTCATATTTACTCCTTGGTTGTAGTAATAGTTTTATCAGGTTTAATCGTGCTTAGTGTGGATATTGTTAAGACGTTCTAGCTTCAAGTCCTACCGTCAGGTCGTAGCACGGAAATTCTTGACCGCCTATTTCAAGCGTGCTGGGTCGTCCTGACATTACGACGATTGTTGAGCCGAGAACTGTTGCCACTATTGACATGATCTGTCTAAGCACTGGAAGCCCTGCAGGACCCGAGCCGACGACTTTAATCGGAAAGTCCATGCGAATTATGTTGCCGTTACCAGCTGCCGTCGTGAAGCTAGGCGCTAGTAGAAATACGCAGTTAGGGACGATCTTTGTCGGGTCATTTATAACGCGCAAGCCTGACACTGCTTCGAGCGTTGTCGTAAGATCGTCTAGCGCTTCGTTTAGTAAATCTGTGTACGCCATTAGGCAACCGAGGGACGATTGATACCGAGTAACTGTTTAACTATTGGCGTGAGCGATTGCTGGGGCGCTTGACCCATTGTGTCAAATGATGCAAACGCGTTCTCTAGTGAGCCACGCGAGCGCCATAGCGCTGCTCCGTACATTAAAGTACCGAGCGTCGCGTCGCCACCTGGAGACGTGTCGAGCTGGTCGTAATAATTTGATTCTGAACGCCTACGAAAACAGAACGCATTAGCTGCGAGAACTGATTGCTGTAGTAAAACATAGTCGTCGGTTTCCTCGTCTATTTGTACGCCTAAATATGCAAGCAAGTCTGC